ATCAAACTCCATTTGATATTAACTTTTGTTTATATCTTTATGTGGTTTATTTCAAAAATAACTCAATAAAAAACAAATAGATACAGAGCAAATTTAAAAATTTGAAATTAACCAGTTGATATTTACTAAGTTAATATCTAACATATCAAACATACACTAGTGAGTAACTCAATAGAGTAGCACACATGAGTAATAAAGTTTGCCATAGAAAGTACACAGGGGGCCATTGTGAGTCTTATTGAAGATTGGTCTTCCGCCGATATAAAGGCAGCCTTAGAAAAACGCGATACCAATTTGTCACGTTTATCAAGGGAAAATAATTTGCAGCCTAGGACTTTGGGTAATGCTTTGCGAGTTCCCTACCCTAAAGGTGAAAAGATAATTGCTAGGGCTATAGGTGTAGAGCCACAGGTTATTTGGCCTACTAGATATGAACGACGTGCGCGGAGGAAATATGTGGGTTGCAATGACTGAATTGATTTCATTCAGTGACCTACCTAGTTCTTTGGCAGGTCTGCACAAAAAAGCAAAGAGGGAAGCGTGGAAAACGCGGCTAAAACCAGGGGTAAAAGGGAAAGTTTTAGAGTGTGAAATAGGGGCTTTGCCTTTAACTGTTCAGCAGGCAGTACGCGAACGCTATGCCCTGCAACTGATGACGCAAAAAGCCGATGAATCACCGGCTCCGGTAGTGACAAAGGCCAGGCGCTCACCTGCCGTGGTTGATGCGGTGGAGGCATATCGCGGATCACCACAACTGATGCTCGAACGCCTCAATGCCCTGACTGAAAACCAGCGCCAGGTGGCTGATGCACGAATCGCGATCGTCAGCGAAGTTCTGAAAGTCGCGCAACAACCTGGTTTCAGCTGTGCGAAGGCTATCCGGTTTATCGTTGACAACCTGGCACGTTCGCAACTGGACGAGCGCATTGTGGCAATGGTTGAGACGGCGAACGCCAAAAAGGGAAACAGCCGTGCGTTGAGTGAAATCACGCTGAAACGCTGGATTGCAGCCTTTAACAAGGCGCAGAACGCCGCTGAACGCCTGCTTTTGCTGGCACCTGGTAAGCGCCAGGAAATAAAAGCCGAAGATATTAACTGGCTGCCCGAATTTCTGGCGCAGTATCGCCAGTCAAACGGCCGACCAATGACCGAGGCTTACGAGGATTTTGTCGCTGAATGGCAGCACCGGCACGCTGATGAGCCTTATATGCTCGATATCATGCCGTCTTACGACACCATCCGCCGCGCAATGAAGAAACTGCCGGAAGTGGTGAAACAAAAAGGCCGGGTGACCGGCAGTGAATACCGCCAGCTTGAGGGATTCACGCGCCGCGACTGGTCCAGAATGCCGGTGAATTATGTCTGGATTGGTGACGGTCACGGCATGAAGCTGAAATGCAGGCACCCGGTTCACGGGCGGCCATTTGCACCGGAAGTGACCTTTGTTATCGACGGTGGCACGCGCTTTGTGGTGGGCTGGAGCCTTGACCTGGCTGAAAATGTTTTCGCCGTAGCCGGTGCCATACAGTACGGTATTCGTAATCACGGCAAACCGTTTCTGTATTACTCGGATAACGGTTCCGGGGAAACCGCCGACATCCTGGATAAGGAAGTTGTGGGGATCCTGCCGCGACTGGGGATTAATCACCCAACCGGGATTGCCGGTAACCCGCAGGGACGGGGCATTATCGAACGGCTTAACCGCACGTTACCGATGCGTATAGCCCGTAAATACCGCACCTATTTCGGGAAAGGTGCAGATCGCGAGACGTTACGCAAAACCAACCGCGATTTACGCTCGGCATTTACCGCCCTGCAACAGGGCAAACGGCTGAACGCCCGGCAACAGTCAGCGATGCGTGATTTACCGTCCTGGTCTGAACTGATTGATGCCATTCGTGATGGCGTTGAGTGGTACAACAACCGGCCGCACGATGAATTACCCATGAAGCCGAACGGGAAGCATTACAGCCCGGCGGAGTTCAGAAAAAAACGCCTGGCAGAAGAGGACACGGAAATTGAATGGCTGTCCGATGTTGAGCTGCGGGATATGTTCCGGCCAATGGTGGAACGCCCTGTAAGACGCTGTGAAATACGCTGGCTGAATAATATTTACTACGCGCCCGAGCTGAGTGATGAGCATGGCCGCAAGGTGCTTATCAGCTATGACATTCATGATGCCGAACGAATTACCGTACGTCGCCCGGATGGCAGCGTGATTTGCGAGGCGGTATGGGACGGCAATAAACGCGAAGCCTTCCCGGTCAGCGCGGAATACTACAAACAGCAGCAACGCCTTAAAGGTATGCGTAAACGCGCAGAGGAAAAAATCCGTGATGCCGAGGATGAGGTTGTCAACGTGCTGGAGCACAAGCCGCAGGAGCCCTGGCTGGAAAACATATACCGCCCTGTGGGTAATACGGTGACCGTTCAGCAACCTGCCGTTGATGATGAGCCTGATGAAGAATACGAGCGTAATTTCCAGCGGGGATTGCAGTTGCTCGAAGCGAAATTAAAAGAAAATGACCCTCTGGCCTGAAATAAAAAAATAACCCGAGCGGCGACTCAGGTTATTTGATTAAACAAAGGAACTACACAAACGCGAGGTAATAATATGACCGATATAAACGATGTAATCAAGACCATTGATGAACTTATTGATGGCGGCGTGCTGACGCAGTATGCCATCGCCAGAGAGGCGGGAATTTCCGACGGCACATTATCGGCTTTCCGCAAGGGGAAATATAAAGGCGATAACGCCGCTGTGGCTGCTTCCCTGCGCTCCTGGTATGAGAACTGGAATAAACAAAGCGCACTGCCGGAACCGCCGCAGTTTGTGGAAACTCAGACAGTCCAGGAGCTGCGCGCACTGTTTCAGGCGGTTCGCCTGATGGGCTGTATTAACGTTATTGTGGGCGTACCGGGTGTGGGTAAAACGGCCACTGCCCGTAATTACTGCCAGGAGCAACCAAACACCTGGATGATCACCCTGTCACCCGCGCACTCCAGCGTCACGGAGTGTCTGCTGGAGCTGGCCGATGCGCTGGGGATTGATTACACCCGCGCGAACAAAGGGGCATTATCTGTAAACGGTGAGCCGGGCTTACGGCCCGGCCCCTGCGGAGGGCAAATATGAATGAACATCACACTGTGGCAGCAACAGATGATTCAGGCCTTCAGGTCAGTGGTGACAGTCCTGTCACGGTACTGGCAGAAGTGCGTTGCAGTCGTGCGCAGTTTCGTCGTGCGGGGTTCCTGTTCATGCGGGGACGCCAGCAGGTTGACGTCACCCCGGAGCAGCTTGCCCGACTGGAAGCGGAGCCATGCCTCACTGTACGAATACTACAGACGCCTGGTGATGATGCGGGAGCCGTGGCGGGTGTGGTTCATGCAGAGACCGGTGCAGATTTAGCCGAAGCCGGACAGGATGCTCCCCGGAAAAAGACCGGCAATAACGCCAGACAGGCGAAAAAGGCTCGCGCATGAATTACGCCAACGGTTACACCGAAACGCAGGCCGACAGTGGCGCGGTGATGTATGCGCTTTATTTCTCCTGCGAGGAAATGATCGCACCGCTGACTGATATCAGCTCGCTGGATGATTTCCTGCGCCATTACGAAACCTTCACCGAACCGGAAGGCACACCGGAATTTAAGGCGCACATCAGCCTGCCAGGTGCAACCGCCGCCGGTGAAAAAGCCGGACCGTCAGAGGAATAACAGATGACAACCATTTTTATCAAACCCGCGCCGGGATGCCTGATCCGCGATCCGGACACCATGAAACCGCTGGCGCAGGAGGGAGAGGAAAAACCCTTCACCCCGTTCTGGTGCCGCCGTCTTAATGACGGGGACGTCATTGTGGTGGAAAAAGCGGCTGAAGCAGCACCGGCAGCAGCGTCTGCAACGACTGATGCCGCCGGAAAACCCGCGGGAGCGGCAGCAGAAAAACCTGCGACTGAAAAACCCGCGACTGAAAAACCCGCAGCATCAGACAAGGGGACGTCCTGATGATTAACTTTGATTATATCGGCGATAACAATCGCATTCCGCTGGTACAGATTGAAATCAATAATTCAATGGCCGTGACCGGCACTCCACCACAGCGTCAGGCGGTACTGTTGTTTGGTCAGGCTGCAATGAAAGACACCACCATTCAGGGGCGCGGTCAGCTTGATGTACCAGTACGTATTACCCGAGCTTCACAAGCAAGAGAACTCTGGGGGCGAGGTTCCATGATTGCACTGATGGTAGAGGAATTTATCGCCATTAACCCTGACACAGAGTTATATGCCATTGCACAGGGGGCTGGAACAGGTCAGTCCAGGGCATGCGTGATGAATATCATTGGAACAGCATTGGCAGACGGG